GCATGCTGGAGCTTGGAATCCGATACACCCGTGTTCATTCCGCGTTCGTCGGCATCATCGAAACCGTGACTGGCACCGTCACCACTTCCGGCGGGCTGACGCCGGGCATCGAAACCCCCTTTACCGCGACTGTCGTGACCGCGCCCTAGCGGCCGCGACGCGCAATCGCCATCTGGCCGCCTCCTGGCGGCTTTTTTCATTGGAGCCGCACATGGCAAAAATCGACCGGATCGTCAACGTGGCGATCTCCCTGAACACCACGGCGATCAAGGAACAGAGCTTTTCTGACCTTCTCGTCCTGGGCGCTCACGCGCTGGGTGTCAACCGCATCATGGTGGTGATCGAGCCCGGCGAACTGCTGGACCTGGGTATTGCCCCGAATGATCCGCTTTATATCGCCGTGCGCGACGCCTTCAAGCAGATCCCCACGGTGAGCCGCGTCTTTGTTGGCCGCCGCCAAGTGGAAACGTCCCGGATCACGGTGGCAGCCGCTTCGCTGTCGGACTACTCGATCGCAATGACGTGGCGCGACGCCGCCGGCGAAATCAAGACGGCCCAGGCCACGGCGACGGGTGTGGCCAACAGCACGCCGCAAACCATCGCCACTGCACTGGTGGCCGCAGTTACCGCAGCCAGCGCGCCGGTCACCGCCGTCGCCGTGGGCGCGGAGGTATCCATTACCGCGAACCAGGCGGGGCAGGCGGTGGCCGTCGCGATCAAGGGCAACCTGCAGCTGGAGGCGCCGGCCAGCACCGAGACGCCATCCGCGGCGCTGAACGCGTGCTTGCGCGAAAGCGCAGACTGGTACGGCGTCGCGCTGGCCAGCCGCGTCGAAGCCGACGTGCTGGATGCGGCCGAATGGGTCGAATCCAACGAGCGCCTGTTTGGCGTCTCCAGCGACCAGGCCGGAATCATCGACGCGGCAGTCTCCAGCGACATCGCGTCCAAGTGCCAGCAGAAGCAGTACTTCCGGACCCACGTCTGGTATCACGGCCAGGCGCGTTCGGAGGCGATCGAAGCGGCCGTAGCGGCCAACCGCTTCACGTATTACCCCGGCGGTGAAACCTGGGCGAATGCGCGCCTGGCGGGCGTGACCTATGACAACCTGGCCGAGGGGCAGGCGCTGGCCGCCCACGCCAAGAACGCCAACACGTTCGAGCAGATGCGCAATTTTGCAGTGACGCAGAACGGCAAGGTCGCGGCGGGCGAATGGATCGACGTGATCCGCGGCCGTGATTGGCTGGCCGAGCAGGTCAAGATCAATGTTGCCTCCCAGCTGATCAACGCGGACGGCAAAGTGCCGTACACCGACGCGGGCATCCTGGTCATCGTGAACGGGATCCGCCAAGCGCTGATGCTCGGCCAGGCGCGGGGCCTGATCGCGCCCGACGAAATTGATGACGCGGGCCGGAAGATTCCGGGCTTCGTCATCACCGTGCCGCGTGCGGCCAGTATTTCGCCGAACGACAAAGCGAACCGCATCCTGCGGGACCTGAAATTCAGTGCCCGCCTGGCTGGCGCCATCCACGTTGCCGAAATTAAGGGCAACCTGACCTATCAACAACTGTAATCGGGGTGCAAAAGCATGTCCGTTAAAACTTACGCACCGAATCAGGTGAAGATCGTCATGGGGGCTTTGCCCCTGTCGGGCCTGGCCGAGGACACCTTTGTGACGGTGGCCGAAATCGGCGAGGGCATTGCCTCAGTCGCCGGCGTCGATGGCGAGGTCGCCCGCGCGATGTCGCGGGACTCGCGGTTGCGCATCACCATCACGTTGATGCAAACCAGCGCGAGCAACCCGGCGCTTACGGCGCTGCACCAAGCCGACAAGTCGACGGATGGGAATGGCGTCGTGCCGATCGCGATTACCGACCTGCGGGGCACGTCGCTGCACGCGTCGGATTCGGCCTGGATCGTCAAGACGCCGGACGCGGGCTACGCGGCCAAGGTGGGCACTCGCGAATGGGTGATCGAAACCGGGCCGTCGATCAACATCGTGGGGGGTAATACCTGATGAGCGCCACCAAGGAAGTCACGATCGGCACCACGATCTTTCGCATTTCCCGCTTTGACCCTTTTCGCCAGCTGAAGCTGCTCGGCGACTTGCAAAAGGAAGTGCTGCCGGCGGCCGGTTCGATGATGGCCGCCGTGTTCGGCGGCGAGGGCGAGGCCCAGGCCAAGGACGAGCAGGCCATGCTGCATGCCTTCCGCGACCTGTCTACCCGGCTGGGTGGCGACGCACTGGCAGCGTGGGCCGAACGGCTGATCGATCCGGAGCTGGTCACCTTCGAGCTGGCCGGGCGAGATCCGCAAAAGCTGAGCGCCGCGCACCGCGGCATGGCCTTCTCGGATTTCGCGGAAATCCTGGAGCTGCTGTATCACGTCCTTGAGCACAATTTCGCCGGCCCTTTGGTGCGCTGGGCCGGCCGCTTTGGTCCGGCCCGCGAGAAGCTGGCGAGCCTGTCGGGCGGTTCGATGCCGGATTCGAACGAGAGCTGATCATCTGGCGGCCAATCCTGGCCCGCCACGTGAGCCTGGATGCCGTCAAGCGCGGCGATGTTGATCTCCTGGACATCCTGAAGCTGAACGCTCTTATGGATGCCCAGGAGGCCGCGCAGGTGGCGGCACAAAGGAAAACGGGGTAGCAATGACTACGGTACGCGAACTGGTGACGCTCTTGCGTTACGAGGTGGATGAGTCCGGGCTGAAGAAGTATCAGCAGACTTATCAAGCAGCACAGACGGCGATGGGCGCGGCCAGTGCGAAGACCGTCCAGGCGATGAGGCAGGTAGCGGTGGGCGCGCGTGTCCATCCCAGCGTTTGGGCACCCAAGCCTGTGCCGTCGCCCGCTATTCCTCAGCAGCGGCCGGCGCAGCCGCCTCAACCGGCCATGGCGCCGGGGCCCCGGCCCGTCGTGGCGCCGGCGCGGCCAGTGGCCCCGGTAGTCCCGATGGCCCCGCCGCCCGCTCCTGTGGTGGCTGCCCCGATTGTGCCCCCGGCGGCACCGTCGCCTACGCCGGTAAGCACGCCAGCGCAGCCGGCCGCTCCGGCGTCGCGGATGCCGGCCGCTCCGACGCCGCGGATGCCGGCACCGTCTCCCGCTTATGTCGCGCCGACGGCTCCGACGTTTCAGCCCCGCCCGGCACCGACGCCGCCGTTTCAGCCCCGGCCGGCGCCATTGGCGCCGCGAGCGTCAGCGTTCCGTCCCGAGCTGGGCCGGCCCGCGTCGTTCCCGGTTGACGTGGCAGGCGCCCGTGGCAAGTTTGCCCAGATCCAAGGGGCCTATAACGGGCTTATGGGGCGCGTCCGCGGTGGGCTGCACACGGTGCGCGAGGCCGGCATCGGCGCGTGGCAAGGGATCCGCCTGGGTATCCAGGACGCACGCCAGGCGCAGGACCGCATGACCCGGTCCCAGTGGCAAGGTGTGCGGGCAATCAAGGAGCAGCAGAGCGCGTTTTCCGGCCTACGCGGAATCATTGGCGCGGTGCTGGGTGTCTCCCTGGTCAAGCGGATCTTTGGCGATATCGACGCCTGGGGCCAGATGGAAGCGCGGATGCGCCAGGCTACCAGCACGGCCCACGAATACGCGGAGGTGGACAAGGATCTGGCGCGGATCTCGCGCGTGTCATACAAGTCCTACGCCTCGAATGCCGAACTGTTTGTGCGCACGCGGCGCACCATGGCCGACCTCGGCAAGACGACGCAAGACACGGTGGACGTGACCGAAAGTCTGTCGCTTGGTATGGCGCTTTCCAGTACCAAGGCGCAAGACCAGGAATCCGTCATTTCGTCCCTGACCAAAGCCATCATGCAGGGCAAGATGGGCATGGACGAGTACAGCACGCTGATGCGTGCCGCGCCGCGCCTGCAGGTCGCCCTTGCCGACGGGCTGGGCATCACCACGGCTAAGCTCTTGGAGCAGGTGAAAGCAGGGAAGGTCACGACCGATCGGTTTCTGCCTGCGCTGCAGACCCAGCTGGCCAAGATGCGTATCGAGGCCCAGAGCATGCCCGTCACTGTCGCAGACGCGATGACGGTATGGAATGACGCCTTCCAGCGGTTCTTTGGCAAGACGCTGACCGCGGGGCGCACGGTAGTGCTCGGCGTGACCAAGTCGATCGAGTTCATGGCTGACAACATCGCCACGCTGATCAAGGTCTTGGCGTTGACCGGCGCGTCCTGGGGCTTGGTGAAGCTGCTTGGGTGGCTGCGCTTGGCTACGTTCCAATCTGGCGGCCTGACGCGGTCATTGATTGGCGCGGCGCGGGCGGCGCTAGGGCTCGATAGCGCCATGGCATTGCGCCGTGGCCCCGCTGGGGCATTGCGGATGCTGGCGCTCTGGAATCGGACGCTTGCCCCGCTTCTGCGCATGGCCGCCATCCTGACGACCATCTATCTGATCGGGGACGATATCGCAGGCTGGCTTCGCGGCGATATTTCGGTCACAGGGGCGCTGATCGGTCGAGTGGAGGAGTGGCGTTCCGAGATTGACGCGGTAAAGGGCGCGCTGGTTTACATCAAGGACCTACTCGGCGGCGCTGGCCAGGAGCTGGGGCCATGGATCACGAAGTGGGGGACGATTTCAGTACTGGCCTACGGCCTGTGGCGGATCCTTTCCCCTGTCCGTGGGCTGATCATGTTCCTGGCCCGGACAGCAGTACCGCTACTGTGGCGCGCCTTCGCGATGACCCCCATCGGGCGGGTCACCGCGGGCGTGTTCTTACTGGCTACCGCGATCTGGGAAATCTGGAAAAACTGGGATCAGATAAAGGCGCGAATTTCCGCTTCGTGGGATGAACTCAAGGACAAGGCGAAGGGCTCCTTCATGGGCCCGGTGCTGGAGTACATCGAGGCCATCTGGAAGTTCTGGTCCAAGATCTTCGACGGCGTCGTCGCTGCCTTCAAGGGCGACTGGGACGGGGCGGTCAAAGAGTGGCGGGAAGCATTCAGCGGCCTGTGGAATTTCTTCGACGACATTGGCGACCGGATGATCGCAAAGATCAAGGAGATCGGAACCGCCATTCAGACCTGGATCACGGACAAGGTCGAAGCCGCGAAGAACTGGTTCAAGGGCCTACTGCCGGAAGGCCCAGATGAAGAAACGCAGGCAATCATGACGGGGCCCAAGAGAGGCCCGCTATTGGCTGACATGCCGGCGATGCGAGCAATCATCAACGGCGAGCCCCTGCCGCTAATCCCCGGCGGCTCAGTAGCGCAAGCTGGGGTATCCGGCGGGCGCGGTTCCGTTACGGTGGAGAACAACACGGATATCACCATCCACGCGCCCAACGCGAACCCTGACACCGTGGCGAATGCCGCGCAACGCGGCATGAACGTTGGGCGTCAGCGCACGGTCGACGCCATGTCGCGCTTTTTCGTCACGGGCGTGGAAGAGGGCCGGTAGAAATGGCGAGGGACTAGGGCATGAGCTTTGTATCCATGATCTTTGGGTGGAACGGGGGCACCAGCATCGGCACGGTGCCCCTGGACGCGCTGTTGAACGAAAAGACGTCACTCAACAGCCGCGCCACTGAGTACGCGGTCGAGGACGGGCCACCGGTGACCGACCACGTGGTGCAGGAATCGGAGTTGTTGACTCTTGACGGCTGGGTGACCGCCGCCGAGGTGTCGCTGCTGGGGGGCCTGGTGGCGGGCACGGCACGAGGGATCCGCAGCGGTGGTGCACTGAGCGGGCTCACAGCCGGCGCCGGGCGGTCCAAGCTGATCAGCGCGAAGGATGCGCTGCGCAAGATCCACGCGGACCGGCTGCCCATCACCGTGACCACGGGCCTGGACGTCTATGTGGACTTCGTCATGGAGCGGTGCGAAATCGGCCGAACCAACGAGGGCGGTGACCGTTTCGAGATATCGGCCGATTTCAAGCGGATCCGCAAGGTGAAGCTTCGTCAAGCTGATATCCCCCCCGAGAAAACGTCGGGGAGCGCAAGCGGTAAGGCAGGGCAAACCAAAACCAACGCCGGCAAGACGAACGGCGCCGAGGCGACGCCAAAGCAAAAGACGGACCTCGG